CGGCCAGGTTGGCGTGGTCATTGAGATCAAACCAAGCAGCATCAAGATCCGCCTAGAGAATGGCGCTAAGGTTTTAATCCAGCGCAAACACATTGAGATGTTAATCAAGGCGGAGGATTGATTATGGACTTTATTAACGCAGCCGGCCTTGTCGCCCTGTTCTTTGGGATGTACCTGGGCGTCATGTTTGTTGGGTTTGTAGTCGATAAACTACTGCGCCGTGTGTTCAAGCGCGGCATCTTTCCAGAGGGGTATTTCAAATTATGAGCGAGCGACTCGAGCTCGAGGTGAGCGAGCGATCATCTTCACCTGAATTAAAGTTATGGGCAGCAGTCGTTGCCCTGGCAATCAAAGACCTGGGTTTGAAGCCTGATAAATATAACAAGCTGCCAATAGAAACCAGGAGCGCTTTTCGTTTTCTTTTAACTGACCAGTCTGACTGGGCATTTGAGGTCCTGGACCTGGACGCGACAGTCTTCCGCGAAAAAATCTACCGATTAATGCAGCAAGGCAGAGACAGACACTGGCGCACTGCTCGAATCAATCATCAGCTGTACTGGCAGCTGATCGAGGAGGGCGGCGTCAAATGATTAAGATCTATTACCAGCGCGTCGAGTTTGAGGGGAATGAATACGACATTCGATTCAGCGAAACGTCGCTCAACGACACTGAAGAAATGCCTGGCATGGAGTTACTCGATGTCGATGGCATGGAGTCATACAGCGTACCGGCGCGTATCTGGGAGTATTGCCAAGCGCAGATGGATACCAAGGTCGCACTAACAGACGAGGATTTATACAGATGGTAGGTAAAGTCACCACAATCCAGAAGATGAGCGCGAGCCGTCTTCCAAACATCATGGGCTTCTCGCCCTGGTCGACGCCAAACGACGAGCTCAATCAAACGATCCGCGCCAGGAAGGAAGGCGTGCATCACTATGAGATCCAGGTCGGCGAGGCTGCAGACTGGGGCAATGACCTGGAGGATATTATCTTGACCAGGGCAGCCGAGCGCTTAGGGCTGACAGATCTGAAACTCGAGTATCCAGAGGCGTACAACTACAAAGATATTTTGCAGGCGTCGCTTGATGGTGGTGCCATGGCGCAGAACCTGGTTATCAATACGGACGTCGCCAGTAACATATATGTTATGAACCAGGAAGGCAGCATTACCCTGGATGGTCCTGGTGTGCTCGAGGCCAAGCTCACTCGCGTCGCGCCTAGTGATACACCAGCTGCGTACCGTGGACCAATCCAGCTGCAAGGACAAATGCTCTGCACCGGCGCACAGTGGGGCGTGATCGCGACGTTGTACCAGGGAGTTGAGTTGTACCTGTATGTGTACAAGGCTAACCCAGAGATGCAGCAAAAAATTGTCATGGCGTGCTCCGACTTTGAGCGGCGTGTGCGTGATGAGGATTGGTATCCGGCGATGTCTGCAGCTGAGGCAGCCGACATGAAAGGCGACGCGCCTGAGAATGTTGAGATGGATGCTGACCAGGAGCTGCAAGAAAAGGTCGAGCGGTTAGCACATTTGCGAACCGAGTTGAAATCTTATGAGGCCCTGGTCGCTGATCTGCAGCTCGACATTATGAACAGCATGAAAGAGAAGGACGCAAACATTTGTAACGCTGGGCGCTACAAGATCACCTGGCCTGTGCGGCGGATCAAAGCAAAGCCGGCGCAGACCAAAGAGATCGCAGCTGTTGAAGAGCGATGGGAGAGAGCCAAGACGCTAAAGGTGGAGGAGCTATGAGCAGAGAGCAGATCGAGATCATCATCGCCATGTATCGAGAGGAGACGCCGTACTCCAAGATTGCAGCTGAGCTGGGCTTGACTGAGCACTCTGTCAAACATTGGGTTCGCCGCAATCGTAAGCTCTATGAGCTGCCAAGACGTCGGAACCTGGGTGAGAAGACAGGCGTCCTGTCTGAGTCAGTGATGCTCGACAGTAAATGGGACGTGCGGCGCGGCATCGAATGGATCAAGAGGAAATGGTTATGAAAGTGACGATTGAGATTGAAGGCAAACCAGAAGAGTTCCAGGAAGTGTTTGTGCCGTCAGAAAAACAGACTGAGTTTCTGACAATGACATACGACGCATACACTGAAGCGTTGAAAAAATTCATTTGGGACAACATTGACCCACACAAATTTATCAGGGGGAAAGATGGAGAGTAGAGATCAGCAGCTGCTCGAGTTTATTCGAGACTTTGTCAGCGCCAATGGATACGCGCCGACGTTTGAAGAGATGATGGAAGGCATCGGCCTGGGCAACAAGAGATCAATCACTCTGTCCCTGGGCCGACTGGAGGCGGCGCATCGGATCAGAAGATCACCAGGAAAAAGCAGGTCAGTGCGTGTCCTGGACGCGACGCCCGTGGTAGACTAAATGTTCCAGCGAAACACTCACTCCCGCTGGTTTCCCTCATGGCCCCCTTCGGGGGGCTTTTTTATTAAGCGCAGCTGAATCTTCGACTGCTTCTCTTGATTGAACCTGGCTGCCTTGCGCCGGTTCTGTCTCTTGGTGAGGATCTGTACATTACCTGGCACATCCAGGCCGCAGACCTGGCTATGGACCAGAGGTATGATGTGGTCGATCTCGTGCTTCACACCAGTATTGATAGATAGCAACTGTGCCTCAAGTCGTAGCCGGCGTAATTCCTTAACGCCTTCACTGGTTGCGACTCTTGCGTTTCTCTCAAAATATCTGCGACGCGCAACGCCTTGCTTGTGGTTTGCTGATTGAGCATAGCGCTTGGCTCTGTCTCTTTTATACTGGCGGTAGGCTTCGTCTCCGTAGTCTTGCCAGTAGCCTTGCTTCGTTCGCTTTCGATTGCGTATGCGTAAACATTCGCGGCAGTTCTTGTTCTTAGCGAATCGCTCCGACAGATGACCATACTTGCATGGCTTGCCGGTGAAATAGTAAGTAACACCTTGTCTAAGCGCCTCTGATTGGGACGCTGGAAATTTCCTTTTCTCCATTGTCCCATCTCATTCAGTAAGACCAGATAGTCGGTCGGGGGAATCCGTCGTCAGTTTCGAGATCGTCCAGGTGAAGGAACCTGGAACCGTAGGAACCTTTCTGCGCAATCCCTACGCCGGTGAAGCCATGCCCTAGTGCTACACACAGCAGCTTGTAGGCATCTTCGCCATAAATGGCAACGTCTGCTGCATGACCAGACGTATGCGCGCCAGGCTTTGACTTCCTCGCCTCGATCGGATGATGCGGACAGCGGTACCCTGAAGTGATGACCATTGGTTGACCCCAGTCGGCGCGCAAATTGGTCAGCTTCTCCATGAAGTCAGGGTCCATGCCGTCTTCGTTGCAGCCACACTGGCAGCGCATCTCATCTTGTGTGAAGTACGGAGACTCCCAGCTCATTTGCTATCCTTCTTTGGCGCAAAGCCGCCTTTCTTCTGCTTCATCTTCTTGTACATCTTTTCGCTGATCGTGCTCTCGCTCTTTGGCCGAGACGTACCTGCCTTGCGGCGCTTGTTAATGTTTTCGTATAAGCTCATTTATTTCTCCTTGCTGATCCGACTGATTCTGCTAAGCCTCCGCCGAAATAAAATGAGACGATGACCAAAACGATCTCGCCAATCCAAAAGTCGCCCAAGATTTGTTTGACTGCGTCAACATCTCCTTGGCCGGCTAACGTCATCCCCATAACCAGGACAAACATTCCCAAAAACACAGCGGTGAACATCAACGCCAGGTAACGCTGCGCTAGTTTGAATGGTGCATATGCGGACAACAAGTCCGTTTTTGCCTTGGCCTTTGCCTGGATCTCTTCCTCTGTGCTTGTGTGCATCGAGTCGATCAGGTCCATCCCTTTCGAGATTACATCACCTGATCCAAGCATTTTACTGATGACACTGAACATCATGTGCCTCCTATGTTGTGATCTGTCTGTACGCAGACAACTTCGTAGTTAATCTTCGGCTGTGGTGCAGTCTGCACTACAAACTCACGCGCCTCAAAGCAGTCCTGCATTGTTGGGTACACACCTTGCGGACCGACAATATATCTGTCCGCCTCCAGTAAGATGACGAACAAGATCCACATTTTACAAATCCTCTTCCAGTAATACGGCGCCAAGATATATCGACAGCTCGTTGGTTCCGCTACTCGACTTCGCTTCAATGGTGAAGTCAGTCTTTGGTGGCACGCGGAATGGTACAGCCAGGTCAAAGATCACGTCTTGTTGGAATGTGGATTCCCAGAACCTGATGATGCGTCCTGTGCTTGACCTGGTGACGCCTCGACTGGTGAGGTACTTGTTTGGGTTGACGGTTCCAGATGTGAACTGGGCCGTGAAGACATAAAGTGACTGGCGTGCCGGCGTCGTATAGATGATCGCCTGTTCCGTACCATGTTCCGCCTCGATGTAGGCATAGGTTGTGCCTCCATTTGTCAGGCTAATGTTGCCGACATTATTGCCAGACAGAATGACGACAGTGTTAATGCGAAAGAACGGTACGTTTGTGCTGACAGGTGTGGTGCCGGTCAGGACAACGATGTCGTCTAGCGCCTCATAGTTTGCGTCGAGTCCTTGGATCAAGATGCTCATGGTGTCTGATGTAGACGATGACACGCAGCTCATGGTGAGCGCTTCAGTTGGGAATGTGTAGAGTCCACCGCCATTGTTCCAGA